TTTGTTTCGCAGTGATCGTGATCACGCCGGCCGAGTTGGCAGCCGTGACGGGCCAATAACCCTTCGCATTGATCTGCACAACAGCATTCGCCGCGATGGTCGTAGGTGTGTCACCAGTGACGAAACCAACGTCCACGAACTCATCTTGAACGAAGATGCGAAGCGTGCCCGCGGCAGTCGCCGTTGTCGCGACCGTGATCGTGCCAGTTGCCGCAGCCGCCGAACCACCTTCTGCTACTGCAATGGCATATACAGGCGTTGACGTATTGAGTTGCATGAAGCGTCGGATCTGACGGTGAAGCTCCGAACCAACGCCGAAGAGCAGCGCAGCATCATCCGAGGACGTCATCGCAACAGCCGTATCAGGGCCGTAAACTGTGCTCACTGTGGCGACACCTGAAGACAGCATGTTGCCGATGAACAGCGCCTTGTCTGTGGCCGTAGCGAGCGAGGCTGGACCTTGAGCGAACGCCACTTCGACGTATTCGCCCGGCACCGGATCATTTGCCGCGAGCCCTGTGAGTTGTACTGAAGCACCCATGTCTATTCCTCCAATGAAGTTTGTTGTAATCAGTCGTTGGGCATCTCAATGCCCGCCAGTTTCGCAGTTGCCTCATCGGCCGGAATGAGTGCTCCCGCCTTGAGTTCTTGTAGGTACTCGATACGGAATGGCACTTGAACTGCCTCATCGCTGGGCACCCAACCACCATTCGAGCCGAGCGAAGGGTCATGGCGCCGGCCGACGAATCGAAGGACGCCTCCATCCATAGCTTCGTAATCCGGTACCAGTGATTTGCCTGCGGGTTTCACAGAAAGCATCTTCATGTTGAGCTCCAACTGAATTCTGCGACTGGTACGTCATTGACCGGGTCGCCATCGGAGACGGCAATCTCGCCGTCAATACCGTCAAAGTCATCGAGATCAGGGTTCTTTTCTTCGCGCTCTTCGCACACCATTGTGATTTCGAGCGCTGGGAAAGGAAGGTTGGTTGTGAGATCTGGAATCGTTCCGTATCGTGCTGTTGTTATTCCTATTGACATGATTCCAGCGGTTTCCCACACCTCCTCTCCCGAGAGATAGTCTGGATCATACCCTTGCAAGGTTCGATCGGCAATGACAGCGCGCACAGCCTTCAAGATATGAATCACTTGGTTTGCTTGCGCGGCCGTCAATGTCGGAAGTATGTAGAGCAAGGTCCATTGACTTTGAGTCTTGTACCAAGCCACCGTATGGTCTTTTACTTCTTCTTCTGTTCTGTAGAGCGCGAGCAATGGGAACTTGTATTGAGCTGCTGTGAGGTATGGCGCCGGATCGTACCCGACCACCTCCGCTACAATCTTGCCGACGTAGTTGGTAAGGTTGGCCGCGCCAAAAGCTGCATCGAAATATGCCCCAATATGTTTCTCGAGCATGGCTTTGTAGAAGGCCAGCGCTTTGTGTATGGGCGGATCCAGCTTCTCCAGTGCGGCAACAAAAGGCGAATCATCTACAGGGTAGACAACTCCGCCAAGTTGAAATGTTCCATAGTCAGCCATTACAAGCTCCTAACCAAGGCATCGAGCGAAGCCTCAACTAGGCTCGAATTGTTCATCACGACGCGTGCTGGCGCCATGAAGGGATGCGCTTTCGCCGGCCCAACACTGCGCCGGAAGAGCACCTGACCACCTACCTCGAAGCGCAGGACTTTGCCGTTCTTTGCCGTGATGGCTCCCCGGCCGAACTCCACGAAGTGTGCGAACGGCGCCGAGGCAGCGAGCGAGACCTGCTTGTCACGTGTTTGGACGTTGACTTGCTTCTTGAGCGAACCCTTGGCTTTGGAGCGGGCGGTGCGCAAGCCAAGATTGGCCGTCTTCACCATGCCGGAATAGACAACGCGATCGAGCCCAGAGATAAGCCGAGTGATCGAGGTCAGTGTCTTCTTCGATCGGACTTTGACCTGGATCATGGCGCCTCTGTCGCGATCTTGCGTACGTTGAAGTAGTAGGAGAAGGCGCGATCACTCTCTTGGCTGATCTTCTTGAACCAAGCACCATCTTCCATACCCTGGCCAGTGATCTTGTAGTAGATCTCGCGGCTTGTTGTATCGGCCAGTGGATTGAACGCAGCCGGCTCTAGTCCGCCAGAAGTGATGGGTCCAAGAGCTCCAGTGAAGGTTGGCGTAAAGGGACCAACGCGATAGTCGATGTCTTCCCAAGTGCCGCCAGAAGCCACAACGTCTTCTTGCTTGATTCGGCGCACCTTTACTCGCTGGTCTTGCACAAGCAGAGGCGTATCCGTCACGGTTCGCGTACCTTCACCAACAGTCTGCCCGCTCCATTCAACAACGCGCATGACTACGTCGAAACGGCGAAAGCCCACCTGAGCAAGGTAGACTCGAGCGTTCTCAAAGATAGGCAGGCAGGTGTCACGCAGCGCCATGACTCAACACCCCATGAGAAGAGTTTTTGGTCCGATGCTCATTTGGGTGGATCGAGTTCCCCAAGCATCGCCCTGGTACCCATTGGGACCGAAGATGTTGTTCGCGATCTCAACACCCATCATGATGGACAAGGCGCCCACAAGCTGGCGAGCCACATCATTCTGTGCGCTTAGGATCGCCGATGTTGAACTACCAGTGCCGTTACCAGCACTTGTGCCAAACTCAATTCGATCATCTGCCGACTCAACAACTTTGATACCGGCTTGTTGTACTGCTTGATCTACTTGTGCTGGTGCGCCCGGATTACTCGGATCGAGTCCGTACACCGCAAGAAGCTTATCGAGCAAAACTTCAACCATTGTCTTTGCTGTTGCGTTCGCACCGACAAGATCAATGGCGCCTTCAAGACGAGGGTTGTATTGCTGGAATGGGAATGGATATCCCAAGAAGAACCTGATTTGCACTTTACGTTCGTCGGTGAAGGCCATTGTAATCTCCAGCAAAAGAATGGGGCTGAGATTGGCGACGAGAGAGAAACCAACCCCAGCCCCAAGTTGTTTTCAGGGGCGAACGATTGTAATCCCCTCGCTCGTGAAAGCGCTACCAGTGTGTGCCAGAAGAACCGTGCGAATGTCGGTCAACAGCACAAGCAAGGTAGGCGCATCCGTCGCATCCGCAGCCGCTACAGCCGCAGAGCTGGACGTGATGTGCTTTGCCGTCACAGCAATATGTGCATTGAGGTCTGCCTTCAACTCATTGGCGCGCGTCAGGGACGTGGCCAGGTTCGTTGCAACAGCAGCCGCAACAGCGTTGGTCGTATCCGAAGAGCCGTGTGCCCCCAAGTTCGTCGTTGCCGAGAACACGGAGACACGGTGGGCCTCATACGAAGTAACCAACGCGTTCGTGCTTGCCGTCAGATCCGCCTCGTCAATTGCGGCGAGGGTAGAAGGAACAGCTTGCACATGCAGGATGAGCTTCAACGCAGCTCTTGCAGCATCGGCTCGTTGAGCGTTGTACTGCGCGATGAGGGCTAGCGTTTCAAGTCGGGTCAGGTTACGTACATCCATTTTGGTTTCTCCAGGTTGAGCAAACGGGGCTTGGATAGCCAGGCCCCGTCAAGCGTCACAGGGTGTACGCAACATTCTTACGAACGCCGCACTGATTCGGCCGACGCACGCGAAGTTGTGGGTAGACCTTGATCATCGCCTTGTCTGCGTCGCCAGTACGAGCCAACGCCTCGATACGCATGCCGAGAGGGATCTCTTCAAACCCGTCGTAGGCAACCGTATCCATCATCTCATCCGACCCACCCATCATCGGTTCATCAAGCGGGAGGTATTGCACGTCCACCGAGTCGCTGTTGACGTAGTAGATCTTGCCTTCGGTCGCATCCTTGTCTTCGACGAAGTAACAACCGTCAAAGCGAATCGCGCCAACCCCGCCCTCGAGATCGACCATGCCCTCAGCACCAGGGACTTTCATCGTCTGGTACATGTAGAACTTCTGCGGATCGAAGAGCGATGCCACAGCGTTGAGTGTCTCGGGGCCGACGAACGCGATGTTGGGTTTCACACCACCGGTCTTCATGATCGAAGCGAGATCCAAGCGGATCTGCGCAAAGGTCAGCGCCGTAGCTGAACCCGGATCGACCACGTAGGGACGGAAGAACGCATTGCCACCCGAAGAGCGGTCAATGGTCGCGTAAGTATTCGCGGCAAGGCCGATCGCCTCATCGAAACCAACAATTTGACCTGGCGTCTGACCTGAGAGTCCAACGTAGATGTCCTTGTTGATCTTGTCCGAGAGCGAAGCAGTCGCGTCTACAATGTCCCGAGCAAGCAGTTCAATGTTGCCCTCTGGTGTGCGTGAGGTACGAGCAGCCGCTTTGGCAAAGCCAGAGACGGAGAAGTTCGACCGGTAGAACGACCAAGGGATGATTGCAGAGCTTTGCGCATCCGCGGCAAAGTTCGCAGCGTCCGCGCCTTCGATGTAAGCCTCAGCGATAGCGCCGGAGCTTTGAGCAGCCCATGCGATATTCTTCCCTTCGCCTGGTTTCTTGGCGAGCAAAGACAGAGCGATAGCCCGACGATTGATCTGGCGGATGATGTCGCCAGCGTAGTTCTGGGCAAGGATCAGAAGCGATGCAGTTTGAAGAGCCATTTTCCTTCTACCTATCTGGGCTTTCGCCCCTTCTTTAAGGGGCTACGAGCCCCAGAATTCAGATCGACAATCCCTTTGCCTGCAGGGCTCGTTGTGTTCGTTGCGCAGGCGTCAGATTCTCTTCGCCACCGCCAACCGGTCGCGCTGGTGCTTTTGACGGACCAGTGATCCGCGGCTTCACCTTGGTTTGTGTAGGCAATGGAGCAAAGATTGCTCCCTCACCCTCGAGCCACTCTTTGAGTCCCTCGGCAACATCAACGTCGCCTTCCGAGGACTTGAACTTCGCGGAGCCATCACGCGCGCTGATCTTCACGAGACCATCGGCGCGCAGCACTTTGATGGCGGCGTCCATGGCTTCGGGGCGAATCTTGCCAGCGAGCAAGCCACGGATATCAGCAAAGACTTCCTTCTCTGCCGCTCGTGCCTTCTCCGCTTTGAGTTCACCTCGTAGCTTTTCGATCTCGCCCATCGTATCCGGTTCTTTCCCCTGTTTGTCAGGTTGTTTCTCCGGTGCGGGTTGTTCTTTCTTCCCGAGGTTCAGAGCTGCGATCTTCTCGTCAAGCATTGAACCAAACGAATCGCCAAGTCCCTTCATGTGCCTTTTGAGCTGTGAAGTGACTGCGGAGTTCACGAGGTTGGCCAACTTCGTGTCGGTGTCTTCCTCGAGATCCTTGGCTTTGTTGTCTTTTTCGGGTGCGTTCTCGTTCGCTGCGTTCGCCATTGTCATTTCTCCGAACCGAAAGCCGGCGTGGGCTTATCGGTAGTGGTGCGACTTTCGTCGTTTGTTTTCTCTGGCTTTTTGGCCATTGAAATCTCTTGTCGAATCTTGTTCTTCACATCCTGTTGAACATCAGCAGGGAGAACAAGTTCTGCTACCCGGCAATGGGCTTCTACTCGGAAGGTATCAGACTCTTCCTCAATACCCAACTCTTTCGCCGTTGTAGCGCACGCGATGATTGTCTCAACATCTTGTGAATTGAATGAGGTCAACCCTTCAACGGAGAATACAATGTCTGCATCTCCTTGAGCGTTGGAGATCAATTCAAAGGTGGCTTCGATAGCTTCACGTACGAAGTATGCATAGTCACGTAGGCAAGCGTCAGCCGCGTCTGAGTCTGCAAGCTTGGACAAGCCAGAGCGACCAACAGCGGCTGCGCTGGAATCAGCCGACATAGCCATCTGTTGACTCACCCGGTAGATCTCATCCTTTTGAGCCTTGATCTCGTCGCGCAGAATCGACAGACAACTACCAGTCGGCTCCGACCATGCGAAGCTCTCTTCCTTGCCAAGGATGACGCCAAGGCCAGGACCCGTCTTTGGAACCTCTGTTCCGTTCTCTAG